CCAGGGAACGCCGCAGGGCGTCCAGGACCGTGAACAGGGCCGCGGCGTGGAAAGTGGCCAGCATCGGCGCCAAATCGTCACACAGGCCCACAGGCGCCGCCTGGCTGTCGATTCGGCGTTCAGCCTGGCGTGGATCGCGCAATCGGGTCGCCATCAGCACACCCACGTTTGACGGCCGCACACGTCCAGGATCACCGGCGCAATGAACGGCGCGGCAGCGATCACGCGGATGACCAGCGTTTCGGCGTAGTCGGGCGCGAACATCGGCGCGAACATGGGCGTGAATTCCTGTTCGTCTTCCGGCGTCCACAGGGTGATGGATTCGACGATGACCAGCGTTTCCACGGTGATGGTGCTGTCGCCTTCCATGAAAATTTCGGTGTTGGTGACTTGTTCGATGTTCATTTCGGTGACTCCAAAGGGTGCGTCCACGGTCAAAGTGTCGCACGCGGTGCACACTTCCGGGCGTGATGGCCGTCACAGATTTCGCCGGAATTCGGTCACACTTTGGGACTGTTGCCGCTGTCGCGTTTCATGCTACATTGCGCACATGAAAACACTGCTGCAAAGACACCGCGAAACACTGAAACCGAAACAAACCGTGCAGCAGGTGGCCAATGCCATCGGCGTGAATCGGTCCACGCTGTATAGAATCGAAGCCGGCGAAGTCGCGCCGACCAGGCAAACCGCCAGGGCGCTGTTCGATCACTATGGCGGCAAAGTGCCGGTGGCCCACTGCTACGATCCGACCTATGCGCGGCGGGAAGAACGCAAGAAACCAACCAGGGACCACATCATCGCCGTGTGACCACGGCCGTTTCCGTGAGGGGAACCCATGATCCGAACCGCACTATTTGAAACCATGATCGCCCTGCGCGAAATGCAGCCGGCGACCGTCAGCCTGGTCAGCCTGGCCACTGGCGTGAACGAATCCACTGTGGCCAGCCGGCTGTGCGATTTGGTGGAACTGCAACTGGCCACCAGGCGCAAATTCGACCCGTTCAGCCGCGCACCATTGACAGCGGAAGAACGCCGCGACCGAATCAACGGCATGAAAGACGGCCAGGGCCGAACCGGAAAACGGCCGTGGCTGTATGAACTGACACCCGACGCCACAATGGCGGCGGAACACCTGCACCATGCGATGCAACTATTGGAGACTGCAAACGATGAACGACAACAACAAACCAGGCGAACGGCCTGACGAAATCCCGTATTCGCTGCGAATCGAAGACCCTGCGAACGCAACCACCTGGCGGGCCTATCCGGGACCAGCCACCACGATCGGCGAACTGATGCTGGCGTGCCATGAATTCGGCCTGCGCGTGTGGGTCGATTTGGATGGCGACGTGTGCCTGGTCGATAACAATGACGGCCTGGATGACCTGCCTGATTCGGCCGAACTGGTCGCTGTGATGTGGGGCCTGGATCGAAACCCGAACCAGGTGGAACTGTTCGAAACGCCAAAAATTCACCGAACAATTCACCGCACACTGCCACCGAAGACATGACCGCAAAGGCGTGCCAGAACTGCGCACACTACGCGGCGCAGGGTGACCAACGCCTGGACAATGCTGGCGGCGAATGCCGGCGGAAGGCGCCCAGGATCGCACCGGATTCGGCCATGTACGCGGCCCGCGATGTTGGGCCGTTCGGATATTGGCCAGTCGTCACAAAAAATCAGTGGTGCGGCGATTTCCATGCCAGCCTGCGGGTGCGCAAGGCGAACACCCAACTGTGAGGGACAACACCATGAAATCGAAACCCGACTATATAGACCCACAGCCACGTCCAGCGGTATTTTGGTGGGCCTGGGGATTCCTGGGCGGCATCATTTTCACGGCCTGGATGGTGCTGCTGGTGGTTGATTGCCCATGACCGAACCGTCAATCGACACCCACGGCAAACGCATCCAGTTCGGCAAACATGCCGGCGAATTGTGGACGCGTCTGCCGGTTTCATATTTGCGCTGGATGGTCAACCAGGACACCAGGGACAGCGATTTCGCACGGTCTGAACTGGACCGACGCGGCATTCCTGTCGCCGACCATCCGGTCGAAATCAGCGCGCACGCAATCGACAGCGCCAGCCTGCGCCTGGCCAAATACTTCCAACGCGATCACGACGAAAACGAAGGGCTGCACGCCTGGCTGTGCCGCAAGGCCGTGGCCGCGCTGAACCATCACGAACCCGATGCCAAAGGCCGCATCCATCACGATGACGTCCGTTTTGTCTTCGAATTCGATGCCGTCATCCCAATTTTGAAAACTTGCATGTGGAAGGCAAAAAAGCACAGCAAACAGTCGCAACCTATGCGACAATCGGACACGACCCAATTGGAGAAACGACCATGAAATCAATCGAACAACAGTTCCAGGACAGCCTGGAATTCCCTGGTGCGGACGCAACCGCGGAAGACTTCCCGGAAGGATCAATCGGCCGCGAAGCCATCAAAGCCGGCACGCCGGCGATCGACACGCTGCCGGACCCTGACGTCCTGGTCCACGAACAGCCGGCCACAGTGATGGACCTGCCAGGCGTGGACGATGGACCACCGACGACCAGGATGCGCCCGCACATCGGCATGGCCGAAGAAATCCCGACGACCGCGGACGATGCGGACCTGGAATTTGGTGATGACCTGCCGCCGCAGTTCGACCTGGAACCGCAAACTGTGCATCCGCTGGTCGCGCAGGCGGGTGCTGGCGCCGGCATGATGGTGGTGCCACCGAACCCGCTGACCATGCTGGCGGGCGCCCTGGAACGTGGCGTCGATGTCAGCAAGCTGGAACGCCTGTTCGACCTGGCTGAACGCCACGAACGCGAAGTGCAGCGCAAAGCGTTCGCCGCTGCGCTGTCCGACTTCCAGGGCGATGTCGCGCCGATCAATGACAACAAAACGGCGTTCGTCAACACATCGGACGGCGGGTCGTATTCGTACACATACGCGGACCTGGACCAAATCATGGCCACCATCCGGCCGACGCTGAAAGCCTGCGGCCTGTCGGTCACGTATGACACAGCCATCGCCGAAGACGGCCGCAGCATCAAATCGCTGTGTTACGTGATGCACCGCGGTGGCCACGTCGAAGTGCGCACGTTCGTGTGCCCGGTGGATGAAAAACTGAAAATAAACGACAGCCAAAAAGTCGGCAGCGCCAACGCCTACGCGTCCCGATACAACGTGACCAACGCCCTGGGCCTGACCACTGGCGAAGACGATGACGGCGCAGTCGGAGACACCCGGCGCGGCGCTACCGTGGCACCGAAGAAAACCGACATCGACGAGTTTTTCCCGGTCGGAAAATGGAAGGGTTACAAGTGGGACCAGGTGCCGCTGGACTATTTGGAATGGGCGGCCGGCAACATGACCGACAAAGCCGACATCGTGGCGAAGTGCAAAGAACAGATCGAACTGCGCATCGACGCCGACCAGCCGGCGCCTGACGTCGAAGGCGAACTGACGATGGCGGAATGCGCCAGGGCCATCACCGGCGCCAAAACAGCGAAGGAACTGTCGGACATTTGGTCGCTGGTGCCGGAAAAACACGTCGATGGACTTGCCGCATGGCACGCAACAAGGCAGACTGAACTGAAAGGCAAATAGTTTTTGGCGGCCAGGCCGCGGGCGTGATGTCCGCGGGTTTCCTGGTCGCCGTTTTCAATCCGTGAGGGATACCAATGGACACGCAACAAACGCATGAACTGGCTGTCAGCGAACTGCTGCCAATCGCCAAACAATCCGAAGCCTACGCCGCCACGGTGGACGGCATCGAAATCCACGACGACGACACATTCGGCACAGTCGGCGACCTGAAAAAAGACCTGAACCACTACCGCCGCAAACTGGAAGACAAACGCCTGTCGCTGGTGGGTCCGTTGAAAAAAGTGTCCGGCGACATCGACGCACTGTTCAAAGTGCCGCGGGACAAAATCGACGTGGTGATCAACGCCTGCACCAAAAAAATGAACGACTACGCCAGGCGCCAGGAATTGATCCGCCAGCAGGCGCGTCAGAAGGAAGAACAGGAAGCCCGCGCACGCGAAGACCGCCTGCGCAAAGCGGCCGAAGCCACACGCGTGGCCACGCACAACAGCGCCGACGAAATGGCGGTCGAACTGGAACGCCAGGCTGACGTCGCAGGTTCCCAGGCGATCGAAGCACCGAAGGCCACGGCCGCGCCTGTGCGCGGCACCAGGGCATCCGTGTCCACGAAGAAAACCTGGAAAGCGGAAGTGGTTGACGTGAAAGCGGTGTGCGCTGCGGTGGCTGCTGGCCGGCTGCCTTCCGGCATCATTTCCGTGCACCAGGGCGACATCGACGGCCTGTCCAGGGCGATGGAATCAGCGAAGACGGTGGACGGCATCCGCTATTTCGAAGACGTTTCGACGGCGGTGCGGTGATGGCGCCGCAGGAAGTGACCACGCATTCCTGCCCGGATTGCGGTTTTGGATGGACCGACTGATGAACGCACGCACCTGTGAATTCACTGACTGCCTGGAATCCAATGACGGCCTGGAAATCAACGGCGTGGCGGTGTGCGTCAAACACATCGACTTCGCCATGTCGAAGGCCCTGAAACCTGTGCACGACGCCATCGCCGGCATCGCGATGGAAGACGCACCGCGCTGCGAATACCTGGGCGGCGGATCGGTGCAGTGTTGCGAACCGGCTGGCCACGAAGGCGGCCACATGTACAAATGCGCCGGCACCTATTGCCCCGGCCTGTCCTGGATCGCCAGCAACACGCCACACCCGACGCAGTGCAACGTGCCGCCGGTGTCGGAGTGAAGCGGCACCCGGTCCAGGTGATCATCGACCACCACCTGAAACATGGCCTGGAACCGCCTGAATTCCGTGACATTGGTGGCACGCCTGACGGCCCGAACGGCATTTCCTGGTGGGTCCGAATAACGGTTCGCGGCGCCTGGGCGCACGTGCTGTTCATGGGCAAACGGCAGTTCGTCGATGGCGTCGAACTGTGACCTATTGCCACACCTGCGAAAAACACTTCGACCCGTTGGGCATCGCATCGCACCGGGCTGCGCACCGCCGGCGGAACGAAACCTGCCGCATCACCTACACCAACGGCGACACCCACATCCACGAATTCGGCGAACGACATGACGAAGAAAAAGCCACAGAAACACCTGACTGAACACGACGCGATCGAACTGCTGCACAAATCATGCAGCAAGTCCGGCCAGTTGGTGCTGCCGCAGGTGCGCAATGCCACCGGGTTTTCCAGCCAGGTGCGCACGGCGGACGCCCTGGTCGTCGAAACCTGGCCATCCCGCGGTCAGTCGTTCACCGGCATCGAATACAAGGCGCACCGCGCTGACTGGATGCGCGAATTGCAGAACCCTGCGAAGGCCGACGAAATCGGACAATACTGCAAATTTTGGGTCGTCCTGGCGCCGGCTGGAATGATCGCAGTGGGCGAAGTCCCGGAAACCTGGGGCCTGTGGGAAATCAAAGGCGGCAAGATATTCCGCACCAAACCGCCAGTGGCCACCGACTACATGGAACCGCACGTGTCATTCGTGTGCGCGATGCTGCGGTCGAATCGGGCCTATGAACCGTCGCAGTATTTCCGCCACAAACTGGAATGTGACGCCGAAGACCGCATGAAAGAACGCCACGACGCGGCGCTGAAAACCGAACGCGAACGCTACCGCGACCTGAACGAAAAAGTGCAGAAATTCGAAACAGCCACTGGCCTGACGCTGCGGTGGGGTGTCGATCGTGCGTGTGAAGTCGGCCCGGAAATCGTCCGCTACCTGGCCAAAAAGTCCGACCTGCGCGACACGGCGAAACGACACCACGAAGCACTGACGCGGACCCTGGACAGCTACAACGAACTGTTGGCGGTGTTGGGCGATGACTGACCAGGCTGACCTGTTCGGCGACAACCTGACGCAACTGCGGCGCGTCACGCGTGAAAAGTCGATCGAACCATCCGGCACCAAATGCCCGGTGTGCGACCAGCGTGTGCATCGCAGCCGGCGACGACTGAACCAGGGCATGGCGCGCATTCTGATCGCCATGCACGGCGAAGACCGCAAAAAGCCACGCCAGTGGATTCACCTGAACACGATGCTGGCCAACACGTTCGCCACCATCGTCGGCGACGGCACGAAATTGCGCCATTGGGGATTGATCGAAAAGCACCCGACCGCGGACCCAAGTGAACACGGCAGCAACAGTTCCGGCCTGTATCGCATCACCGGGTTCGGCCACCAGTTCGTCGAACGCGGTGTGAAAGTCCACAGCCACGGTTTCGCGTTCAATCAACTGTTCGCAATCGACGAAAATGCGCCGCTGGTTGACATCGTTTGGTGCCTGGGCAAAGGGTTCGACTACCACGAATTGATGCGCGAAACAGGACATTTTCCACCATGAAATTGGGCTATTGGCGACACGCGAACGGCGCGGCAATGCTGACGCATATCCTGCGCGACCTGGAAGCCGGCGCCGAAGCGGACCTGGACCTGCCGCTGTGCGGGTATCCGCACGACCCATGCAGCACGCGTTTGGTGAATTTCCCGGCTACACTGTCACAGGTGGAATGCAGGAACTGCCTGCGTGTCCACAGGGCCGACCTGCGGCGCCAGGTGATCAAAACCGAACGAAGACTGGAAGGCAAAGACGGCATCCAGGTGGATGCGTTCCAGTGAGTTTTGCCGCACCCAAATGGATGGAACAGTGGCGCGTTTTGCTGCCAGGGTTCCCGCCTGGCGACGAACAGAACGGCGCATTTTTGATCAAGGCCCGCGGCCTGAAAGTGATCATGTCAGAGGGAGAAGGATGGCAGCACGCCAGCGTTTCACGCCGTTCGAAGTGTCCGTCATACGACGACATGGAATTCATAAAACGGACGCTGTGGGGTGACGATGCCACCGTGATGCAGTTGCACGTGCCGGCCAGCGACCACGTGAACAATCACGAATTTTGCTTACACCTGTGGCGGCCGATGGACGTGCCAATCCCGCGCCCGCCGGCGTATATGGTAGGAATTAAGGGCCTGACCGTGCGAACATAGCAAGGCCCGCGGCACTGGTTGGTTCGTTTCTCCAAAGGGCGTGTCCACACCAGCCAGTTGCCGCGGTTTTCGTCCCGGTGTAGTCTCCACACGATTCGCGGACGTGTGAGGCGCCCACCAACAACGGGATGGCGCGCATGGCAGTTTTCACATTCGGCGAACGCAGCCTGGCCAAATTGTCCACCGCGGACACTGAACTGGCCGAAATCCCGAAATATGTTTTGGCCCAGGGCGTCTTCGACCTGACGATCGTGTGGGGATGGCGCAGCGACCAGCAGCAAATGGACGCATTCCTGGCCGGCAATTCGAAGAAAAAAACCGGATCATTCCACCAGGTCACCAAAGACGGCCAGCCCTGGGCACAGGCCATTGACTTCGCGCCCTGGTGCAAACTGCCCGATGGATCAATGGGCATTCCCTGGAAAGACACCCACGCGTTCGCCGTGTTGGGCGGCATGATGATCGCCGCCGGCGAATACCTGGGCGTGCCAATTGTCTATGGCGGCGATTGGGACATGGACGGCACCACCACCGACCAAACGCTGATGGATTGGGGCCACATTCAGAAACGAAACCCGGACGCATCCACATGACGGAAAAACCTGTTTTCATCCTTCGCTGGCAGCACCTGGTTGCCATGCTGATCGGCCTGCTGTTTTGGGCCATGATCCTGTCACCGGCCTGGGCTGGCGACGATCGACGCGGCGGTGATGACGTGGACATCGACATCAACGGCGGCGACGTGATCACCAACCTGGGCGACACCAACGTCGAAGGCAGCACCCTGACCGGCGGCGACGTCACCCTGGAAGGCAGCCGGGCGTTCGCGTTCAGCCACGCCCTGGGCGACGTGGACATCAACGACTGCCTGGCCAGCACGGCGTGGGGAAGTATTATTGTCAGCCGGCAAACAGTGGGGCCAAATCTGTGGTGCATGGCCGAAGTCTATGACGCCAAAGGCATGAAACTGATGGCGGCAAAAATGCGCTGCGACATCGACGTGATCGCTGAACATTTCACGACCCGCGACGAATGCCTGGAAGCCAACACCGCGCCGGACCTGTTGCGCGCACCGCAGCCGGCAGCAGTCGCTGCGCCGCGATTCGACGAAAACGACGAACGCGAAGAACGCCACGAATTCGAAATCGCGACCGCATTGGCGCGCACGGAAGCACTGGAAAAACGCCTGGACGACGAAGCTGCCGCACGCAGGGCCGGCGCCCGCCGCGCCGAAGAACAGCGCCAGGCTGAACGCCGCAATGAATTCGAATATGCGCAGCAGAAAATGGCCGAATATGCACAAATCGTTGCGCCAGAACCGCAGGGGAACGAATGATGGAAATGACACCGGCCAAAATAATCGGCGGAATCAGTGCGGTGGCCGCTGCGGTCGCCATCGTGTTGTGGGGTGTGCCGTATTACATCCACGCAGTCGTGCGCGCCGATGTGAAAACCGAATTGGTTGGCACGGATTTCGCTGCCGGCAAAAAGACCGCGGACGCCAACACCGCGACCCTGGGCGCAATTGCCACGCAACTGAACGGCATCGAAGCCAGGATGATCGCCCGCGACGAATTCATCATGCAGTATTTCGCGGACCAGGCGGCCCGCAATTCGGAGAACTAACCATGAAACGATTGGCCCTGTTAATTTTCGCCACGCTGCTGCTGTCGCCGCTGGTGTTCGCTGTCGGTGAAAAAACATTCAACTGGCAACCGCCGACGCAATACGAAGACGCCACGCCACTGCCGCAGGCACAGATCGCCAGCTATGACATCGAATGCGATGGCACGCTGCTGACCAATGTGCCCAACGCGCCGCTGAACACCGACACATTCCAGGCACCACCTGGCACGTTCGCACCTGGTGCGCACACCTGTGTCGCGTTCACCATCACCACCAGCGGGGTGCGCAGTGCGCCATCGAACGCTGCAAATTTTACTGTGGCGCCGGGAATTCCGAATCCGCCAGTTTTTGCCGTGCAGTGACACCGCCACGATCCGGCGGTGGCTGTGCGATTTTCAAATAGGTGACGCATGGAAGAAATCGACTTTTTTGTGCAATATAAAACAGCAGTGGAAGCGTTCATCTGCCTGTGCGGGCTGCTGCTGCACATGGCAATGAAGTGGGGCGAATACCGCAGCGAAGTGGCCAAAGTCGGCGTCGGTGCATTCATCGCTGAATTCCCTGCGCAAACCGCCATCGCAGTCCTGGGCAGTGTGGTCGCGTTCGTCGCCACGCTGGCGATGGACTGGATGAACCCAGGCATGGCCGTCGCCTGCGGCTACATGGGCAACAGTGTCGCGGAAAATATCGCCAGCAAATACGCGAACCCGAAGGGCTGACCATGTGGGCAAAAATCAAATCAGCCGGCTGGTTCATCACCCTGACGACCATCGTGCTGGCGATCGGCATGGCCCTGGCTGGCGCCCGGTCAACAAAGGCGAAGAAACGCGCCGCCAAAAACATCGACAAGGCCGCGGCCCTGATGACCAGCAAAACGTCCGCCGAAATTGCAAAGGGGAAGAAACTGCGCGAAGCTGCCGACCGTGACCTGGATGCCGGCGTGGCGGCCGACAAACTGATGGAAGAACGCCTGAAACAGTGGAGTGAACACGATGCGGACCTGGATGCTATTGCTGATCGTTTCAACAGTCGCCGCGTGCGCAAGCCAGCCACGCCCGCCGCCACCTGACTGGAACATCGACACCAGCCACCGCACTGAAATCAAAGACGCCACACCGCTGCCAGTGCTGTGCGCAATTCCCTGGAAAGCGGACGCAATTGACTGCTGGAACGCCCTGGACAAATTCGACATCGTGGCCGAACGCAACCATGACGTGGCCACAGCGAACGCTGCCGCGCTGCGCAACGAACGCGCCGCCGGCGACACGTTCATCCAGGCAGGCCGCAACCAGGCTGAAATCACGCAGTTCTATCTGGACCAACTGCGCGCCGAAGAAACGGCCCACACCATCGACAACCTGTTCCACAAATCCGTCATCGGGCTGGTTTTGATCGGCCTGGCATTGTAATGTTGCACCACGCGCAACGAAGGGGAACCACATGGACTTTTTGAAATCACTTTCCAAACAGGTGCTGATCGCCGGCGTGCTGGCTGTCATCGTCTTTTTCATATATCCGGGCCTGATGATCACCCTGGCCATCGGATTCGCTGCCGGCGCTGTCGTCGGCAATCTGTTCCCGGCATTCGAAGGCGGCATCGAACGCCTAATTGGCAAGGTCAAAGGCGCGTGAACGAACGCACGCAGCCGCGGGACTTCGCGCCCAACGTGGACCCACTGGACGACCCGGACCCATTCGACCCGACCGGCTACTATGCCCGGAAAACCAAACACCGCGAAGAAATGCTGGCGCCGCTGGCCTGGTTCATCGGCATCGGCCTGGCGCTGTCGTTCGGCATCGCTGCCTGGCAGTGGCTGTTCCACTGATGCGCGGCGGATTCAAATGGCTGGTGGCCATCCTATTTCTGGCGCTGCTGGTGATGATGTTCGGGCCGGCCCTGGTCGGCCTGTTTTTCGGCGCTGGTTTTGATCCGTCATAATTTCCTAAACGCAGCGGCCAATTCCGTGAGGGAATCGGCGCTGCCCACCTGATGGCACACGGTGGCAACAAATCCAAACGCGCCCACGGTGACAAAACGGCGCAGCCCTGGTTCAAAAATGCCCTGGCCAAACGCCGCAAAAAAGCCAAAGCGGTGAAAGCGGCCAAACGGAAGAACCGGAAATGACCAACAAACGCGGCGGTGGAAAAACCACAAAGAAAACGAACCGGCAGCGCCAGGCAGAACGGGCCTATGCGGACACCATCAGGACCGGCCGCGAAGCACTGCAATCCATCCCACGGCCAACCGTCAGCCCAATCACCAGGGCGGTCAGAATCGTGATCACGAAGTGACCAGGCGATCCACGCGCAAATTCGGAAACGAAAAATGCGAAGCCAACGGCCACAAATTCGATTCGCAGCGTGAACGCGACCGATACCTGGAACTGATCCTGCTGGAACGTGCCGGCGAAATTGCCAACATCGAATTGCAGCCCAAATATCCGCTGACCATCCAGGCCCTGGTCGATGGCAGGCTGACCGGCGTGGACATCAAAATCAGGTCAAAGCGGTATCCGAACGGGCGGCGCTGTTCGTGGCGGGCGGACTTCCGATACCAGGACAAACGCACCGGCGAACAGATCGTGGAAGACGTCAAAGGGTTCGATGACACTGCTGCGCGATTCAAACGGGCGGTGGTCGAAGCCATATTCGGCATCGAAATCCGCCTGGTGTGATGCCTGGTCGGCATCCAGGTGCCCGAAATGACACAGAATTGAACGCAGCGGCACGATTCGGGACCAATTCGGAACGAAAAACGACAAATCCGTGACGATTTCGCGCCGTTCCGGTACGATCCAGGGCGTGACACGGTGACAAAACCGACCTGCGTGATGCGAAAAGGGGCCGTGATGGCTGACCAACCGACCGAAACACCTGACGAAGACGACCGACCCGACAACATCGACACGCGTTTGCCGCCGGCCGTGATCGTGTACCGCAAGCCAGGCGACCTGGTGCCGTACCCGCAGAACGCGAAGACGCACGAACCCGAACAAATCCAACGCATCGCCCGGTCCATCCAGCAGTTCGGATTCACCAATCCTGTGCTGGTGCGCGGTGACGACATCCTGGCCGGACATGCGCGCTGCCTGGCGGCCGAATACATGAACATCGAAGTGCCGACCATAGACCTGGCGCACCTGACCGACGAACAGGCGCAGGCGTATGTCCTGGCCGACAACCGCCTGGCCGAACTGTCCGAATGGGATTTCGCCACGCTGGCGGTCGAATTCGACGACCTGGTGGCGCAGGGTTTCGACGTCGAACTGACTGGATTCACGCAACGCGACCGTGACGCCTGGGCAACAATGGACCGCGACGATGACGTGCCTGACACATCCGGCAGCGGCGGCGACGGATTCCACTGTCCAACGTGTGGGCAGTTCACCAACCAGGATTTCAACTGATGGCCAGCCAGTGCAGAACATGCAATGCGCCGATCGTTTGGATGATGACCAAACAGGGCACGAAAATGCCGGTGGACTGTTCCAGCGTGCGCGATGGCGGCAAACTGTTCGACGTCGAAAAAGGCCACGTCAGTCACTTCGCCACCTGTCCCAATTCACGGCACCACAGGCGGGACCGATAAGTGCGCCGCAAGTCCATCACCAAACGCCGCCGCGAAATGTTCCTGAAAAAACTGGAAGCCAGCGGCAGCGTCACCCAGGCAGCCATCGCCGGCGAGATTTCCCGGAAATCCTGGTATGAACTGAAAGCCAGGGACGCCGACTTCGCACTGGCATGGGACGATGCGGAAATGATTTTCCTGGACAAACTGGAAGCCACCGGCATCAAACGCGGCGTGGAAGGCGAAGTCGAAATGAAACCCTATTTGGAAATCAAGGGCGGCGACAAGCGGACGCGAATGCGCGCAGTGGTCACGAAGTCCGACCGCCTGCTGGAATTGACACTGAAAGCCAGGCATCCGTCATATAAGCAAATCACGCGTGTGGAACAGGTCAGCCCGGACGGCAGCATGTCACCAGTGGCTGGTGCGGCGCTGGCCATCCCGGACCTGTCGAATCTGACCAAAGCCGAAGTGGTCACGATCACCCACCTGTTGCGAAAAGCCTGTGCGGGCGCTGCCACTTAACACGGAAACCCTGTCCTATTTCGAAGCCAGGACGGCGGAATACTGCGAAGACGACCTGCACCTGTTCACCAGTGAGGCATGGCCCTGGCTGGACCCGGTGCCATTTGTCGATGGCCGGCACCTGGAAATTCAGTCCGAGTATTTGCAGGCATTCGTCGATGGTGAAATCCCGCGCCTGCTGCTGAACGTGCCACCTGGTCACATGAAAAGCCTGTCGGTGTCGGTGCTGCTGAACGCGTACTGCTGGACCAAAAAGGAACGCGCCGGCAAACGATTCATGGCCACGTCATACCGCGGCGACCTGGCACTGCGCGATGCCGACAAAACCCGAAAACTGATTCGGTCGCCCTGGTATCAGCAGCGATGGGGCAACGTGGTCGGCGCACTGCGCGACACCAAAATGTCGATCCGCAAAGGCCAGGACGTCAAAAGCCGATTCGAAAACGAACATGGCGGCTATCGGTTCAGCACCAGCGTCGGCGGCATCATGGGCGAAGGCGGCGACTTTGTGATCCTGGACGACCCGCACAACGTGGAACAGGCCGAAAGTGACGACAACCGCAACGAAGTCGTGCGGCGCATCCGCATGGCATTGCCGACCCGCGTGCGATCGAAAAACGGCGGCGTGTGCGTGATGATGCAGCGCCTACATTCCCGCGACTACGCCGGCGAAATGCTGGCTGACCAGGCGGACCTGGTGCACCTGTGCCTGCCGGCACGCTATGAAAAAAAGCACCCGCACGTCACGGTGTCTATCAAACTGAAATCCGGGCGCAAACTGCCCGGCGATTTCCGCACCAAAGACGGCCAAATGCTATGGCCGGAACTGTTCCCGGAAGAACGCGTGACCAGGCTGGCGCTGGAATTGGGTGCCTATGCAACGGCCGGCCAACTGCAACAGCGACCTGTGCCACGCGGCGGTGGCATGTACAAATTGCAATGGTTCGGCGGCAAATTCGTGGACGCCGGCGATGTGCCCAAAGGCGGCGTCGTGTGTCGTGGTTGGGATTTGGCTGCCACCGAAGAACAGAACAAGGGCGCCGGCGCCTACACGGCAGGCGTGCGCGTGCGACGTGTTGGTGCTAAATTCTACGTGGAAGACTGTGAACGGTTCCGCGGTTCGCCACTGACAGTTGAAACAAAAATGAAAAGTGTGGCTGACCGGGACGGAAAGGGTGTGATTATCGACTTTCCGCAAGACCCAGGCCAGGCGGGAAAATCGCAGGCCGAAAGCCTTGCCGGCATGTTTCCACGGTTTCGCGTGTACTATTCGCCCGAATCCGGTAGCAAGGAAACACGCCAGGACGCGCCGGCCGCGCAGGCCGAAGCGGGAAACGTCTATATCGTGCGCGGACCCTGGAACCGGGACTGGATCGAAGAAATGGTCGCGTTTCCCACCGGCGACTATAAAGACCAGGCGGACGGATTTGCACGTGCATATCACCGATGCCTGAAACACAAAGGCGGCGTGACGTCGGGCGGAATCAAAGGGGCACACTAATGGCGAACGCACAGTCAGACATCCAATCCAGGCATCCCGAATTTTCGAAAATAGAACCCGACTGGATCGTCATGGAAGACGGCCACGCAGGCGAACGGCGCATCAAAGAACGCAGCACCGTGTACCTGCCAACCACATCGGGCCAGCGTGCCCTGGGCATGGGAACCAACCAGGAAGGCGCGGCGCTGTATGCGTCCTATTTGATCCGGGCCAATTATCCCACCATTTTGAAAGACACCGCCAACGCCCTGGTGGGCGTGATGAACCGCGAACCGCCAGTGATCACCCTATCGCCTGGCCTGGCTGACATGGAAAAAACGGCGACCGCACGCGGCGAACCACTGACCGCACTGATTCGCCGGCTGCAACTGACGCAACTGATGTTCGGCCGCACCGGGCTGTTCGCTGACGTGGACAAATCCAGGAACCTGCCCTATTTGGTGGACTATCGTGCGCGGCAAATCATCAATTGGGACGACGAAGTGTTCGACGCTGAAACGGCCGAACGCAAAATCAGCCTGGTGACACTGGACGAAGGCAGGAACGTCCGCGACGGTTTCACCTGGGAACACAAAGACAAATTCAGGGCACTGCGTGTCATCAATGGCGTTTATACGGTGACCGTCGAAGACAATGGCGTCCCGTTGGCCGACATCATGCCAAACATCCAGGGCACGACCCTGGACAAAATCCCGTTCGTTTTCATCAACGACGCGGACCTGACGCCTGAATTGGGCGACATCCCACTGTTGGGCCTGGCCAGGCTGGCGCTGACGATATATCGCGGCGATGCCGACTACCGGCAGGCACTGTTCATGCAAGGCCAGGACACACTGGTCATCATCGGCGAAAACATCGACCCGGACGACCCGACGCAAAAACTGATCGTGGGCGCCGGCGCGCACATCAACATCCCGAACGAAAACGGTGACGCCAAATTCATCGGCGCCGACAGCCTGGGCATCCCGGAAATGCGCAGTGCGCAGGAAAACGACTTCGAACGGGCGAACAATTACGGGCTGCAACTGATGTCCGGCAAAGGCGCGGAAGCGGCGGAAACCCTGAAAATCAAAGTGGCAGCACGCACGGCCACGCTGGTGAACATCGCCGAAACCAGTGCCGCTGGCCTGGAAATGGCCCTGAAAATTTGCGCGGAATGGGTCGGCGACAATCCTGACGATGTGTCAGTCACGGCCAACACCGATTTCATCGACGAATCCATGCCGGCGGCGGAACTGTTGGGCCTGATGAACGCGAAGTCACGCGGCGCACCGCTGTCCATTCGCAGCATCCACGCCAGGATGCGCAAAGGCGACCTGACCAGCCTGACGTTCGACGAAGAACAGGACGAAATTGCCGACGAACCGGCAGTGGACGACACCACACTGTTGGGCGAACCAGGTGCGGCCGATGCCAGTGGCGAACCAGGCAACCAGGACAACGTGGACAACCTGAACGACGACGCCAATGGCAACCAGTAACGAACGAATCCGGGATGACCTGACCAGGCACAAAATCGAACTGCAACGGTTCGCCGATGGCCTGGCTGCCCGCATTCGGCTGATTCTGAACCGGGCCGAACCGTCCGTGCGCCGCAAACTGAAAGCCAGGCTGGACAACATGGCCGGCGGATTCGACCCAGGGCCTGCCACCACGCTGCGCATGATCAAACTGGAACGGTTCATCCGTGACCTGAACGGCCCGGCATTCCTGGAAGTGTCGAACCTGGTGCGCACCGAACTGACCGAACTGGTGCGCCTGGAAGTTGAAACCACTGCGGCGATCATCAAAGCCAACCTGCCGGTGGTGGTCGCGCTGTCGGTGCCATCCGCCAGGCAACTGCGCAGCATCGTGTTCGCCAGGCCGATGCAAAAACAAATCCTGCGCGACTGGCTGTCCAACTACGAAGCGGCCGACCGCCGGCGCTGGATGGATGAAATACGCCAGGGCCTGATTTTCAACGAAACGCCGACGCAAATTTCCAGGCGCATTTTCGGCACCAGTGAATTGGGCGGCAGCGATGGCGTGCGCAACATCACCCGACGCGGTGCGCAAACGCTGGCGCAGACAACCACCGCAGCGATCAACAACGGCGCATTGCAGGATTTCTATGCGGCCAACGCGAACGTGGTCAAAAAGGAAATTTATACCGCGACCCTGGACAGTCGCACCACGCCGATTTGCCAGTCGCTGGACGGCAACCTGTACAACGTAGGCGAAGGCCCGATCCCGCCGATTCACCTGAACTGTCGTTCGATCCGTGTGCCGGCGATCGACGGCAAACGAATCGGCAGCCGGCCATCGAACGCCGCAACCGAAGCCAACCTGCGCGGACTGCGCGGGCCTGCGCGCCGCCGTGCTGTTGAAAAACTGGTTGGCCAGGTGCCGGCTGAAACCACCTATGCGCAATTTTTGGCGAATCAGAACGTGGCATTTCAAAACGAAGTCCTGGGCGTCACCAAAGGCCAATTGTTCCGCAAAGGCGGGCTGACGCTGGACCGTTTCGTCGATAGCAGTGGCCGCACCTACACGCTGCCGGAATTGTGGCAACGTGAACGTGCCGCATTCAATGCGGCAGGCATCACTGCAAACCTGGTTCCTGGCCTGTGACGATGTTGCAAACGGCGCGGCGCGGGGTTTAGTATCCCGGCAGCGGGCGCGATGCCCGCATTCATCCGTGACGGAGAACCCAAAAAGTGGAACTGGCTGACAGCTACGAAAAACTGACCGATGTGCCTGCCGACCTGGCTGCACTGTATTTTGAAAAAGACGGCAAAGCGGTGTTGCGACTTGCGGGATTGAAGACCGAAGCCGATTTCACCAACTACCAGACCGCGCTGAAAGCACGCCTGGCCGATGCCGCCGGCGATTTGAAAGCTGTCAAACAGACCGGCATGACACGCGAAGAAATCACCGCAGCAATCACTGACGCGGTGACGAAATTGGCACCTGGCAACGGCGACGGCCGCAAACCAGGCGACAAACCGGGTGATGACACTGCGCTGGCTGCACGTGTGCATGACCTGGAACGCGAACTGGCCGCAACCGCTGAAAAACTGAAAACCGCCGAAACTGTCGGCAGCGAAGCGAAAAAAACCGCGATCACCACAACAATCAAAAACGCGCTATCCGTGGCAGCAACCAAAGCCGGCGTCCGACCGGCTGCTGTGGATCAAATGGTGCAACTGATTGCGCAAAATTTCGAAATGGCTGCTGACGGCAAAGTGGTGACAAAACTGGAAGGCGTGACCGTGCCAGGCGTGACGCCGAACACTGTGCCGGAAGGTTTCATGGCCGCCATCAAACGATCGGCCGATTGGGCGCATTTCTGGCCTGACAGCCAGGGCAGTGGTGCAGGCCCTGGTGGGACTGGCGGCGGCGGTGGCGGCGCCGACAATCCGTTCAGCCATGACGGCTGGAACATGACGAAACAGGGCGCACTGACACGCAGTGACCGACCCGAAGCCGAACGCCTGGCCAAAGTCGCAGGCACATCAATCGGTGGACCGCGCCCGAAAAAGTAGTAATATCCGAAACGTCAGCGCCGTGAGGGTGCCTTTTTTCACACAAAGGGGAAATCCTCATGGCATTAGTTCAGATCGCGGACGTAGTAGTCCCGGAAATTTTCGTCCCATACGTTCAACTGACCACGGAACAAAAAAGCCGGCTGATTCAGTCGGGCGCCGCGGTTCGCAATGGACAAATGGATGGCGACCTGGCAGGCGGCGGCCTGACTTTCAATTCACCATCATGGAACGACCTGGCGGATGATGCCGACCTGGTTGGCGACGATTCAGAAACGCCGTCCGTTCCGTTCAAACTGACGTCGAACCAGGAAGTGCAGGTCCGGCTGTCACGCAACCAGTCATGGAAAACGGCCGACCTGTCGGCAGCCCTGGCCGGTTCCGATCCAGCCACAGCAATCGCCAACAAAGTCGCGACCTATTGGTCACGACGCGCCCAGGCGGCATTCGTTGCAACCATGAATGGAGTTTTCGCAGACAACACCGCGAACGATGCGGGCGACTACACCAACGACATCACCGGCGCGTTCACTGCTGGCGTCACTGATTTCAGTGCGGAAGCCCTGATCGACTCAGTGGCCACAGCCGGCGACAGCCTGGAAGACTTTTCGATGCTGATGGTGCATTCGGTCGTGTACGCGAAAATGCGCAAAAACAACCTGATTGATTTCATTCGGGACAGCGACAACGACACGCGCATCGCCCGGTTCGGCGACCTGGAAGTGATTATCGACGATGGCCTGCCGGTTTCGACCCAGGACTATGATTCGTGGATTTTCGGACCTGGTGCGATTCAGTTGGGTGTTGGCACGCCGAAAGTGCCAGTGGAAACCGACCGCATCCCATTGCAGGGCAATGGCGCCGGCACGGAAACACTGACCAGTCGCGTGCAGTGGATTCTGCACCCTGCTGGCCATGCCTACATCGGCACGGCAGCGAACGGTGGACCGTCCAATGCCGCAACGGCGAACAACCTGGCAGCAGCAACGTCCTGGAATCGCGTATTTCCCGAACGTAAGCAAATCAAAATTGCCCGGCTGCGCACGACCGAAGCCTAAGCAACAGCCAAACCGAGAACCCGGCGGGCGATCCGCCGGGTTTTTCCAACCAAAGGGACACCGTTATGGCGAAGAAAAAGGCAACAGCGGCAGCCGCACCGGCTGACGACATCGAAGCGGCAGCGAATGCCGCAGCAGCGGACAATCCACCGCCGGCACCACCGCCGGCACCGGAACCGTCCAGCGATCCCGATGCAGCGGATGACAAGCCGGACATCGTGGAAGGCGCACCAGCCACCGAAAGGCAGAAACAGGACAGCAAGCCGGACGCCGAACCATCGGCCAATGCGGCGCACCTGGCAGCAGCCAAAGCCAACCGACCGGAACCGCCTGAACCATTGCAGCCGGCAGAACTGTCCGACGAAGCCAAAGCGAAAATCGAATTGCGCCTGGCAACGCGTGCACGCCTGGATGAAATCCGCGACGAACTGGCTGAACTGGAAGCGGCCAAACGCGTCCTGGTTGACGAACAGCAAGTGCTGGCAAACCCGGTTTCCGAACCTGATGGCATGACGTTCATCGAACGACTGCGCCAGGTGCAGGCCCGGACCACGGAGAACCGCGAACGCCGCGTGCGCGACCGTTTGAAAATGTTGGCCATCGGGGCCGGCAAATCACCGCTGGACCAGGCAATCGGTGGCGGCAAACGCAAGTCGCCAGCCGACGCTGACGCCGACCCGAAGGAATAGTCCGCCGTGGCTGCGCAGGACCGCGCCGCCTATTACCGCCGCCAAAACACAAAACAACGGCGTGCGGTGGTTTCGTGGCAGGGTGACACCAAACCCGCACTGTTCACCGGACAGGTGTTCGCCGGCGTGCGTTCCAAAACCGCCATCACCGGCATCCAGGCAAGGAAGTCCAACGGCCTGGGCGTGATTCAATTGCGCGTGGCCGGTGTCAATGTCGGCGTGATCGCGACAGGCCCAGGATTCACGGCCCTGGGCAACGTGGCAGCCAATGCCCTGGTGGAAGCCAGCATCACCACCGGGTTCACTGGTGTGGAATACATCGAACTGATCGACGGACGCGGTAACCCAATGGGCCGCGGCGTCATCAACTGCCGGAACTGATCGTGGGCAGCGTCAACGCCACGCCACTGCTGGACGCCAGCCAAATCGCAGCCAACCAGGCCGCGATCACGGCCCTGGCCGGTTCGTTCGCCACGCACATCGCGGACACAACGATCCATTGGGCTGACGCACCCAACAACGGCAGCAGCTACGTGCGCAACAGCCTGGGCTGGACGCTGGAAACAGTGCAGAGTTTTGGCGAATATGTTGGGCCGTTCGACGCATCCGGCGGCGTGTTCCCGGCAGCACTGAACCAGGGCGACTGGTTCAACACGACCGTGGCCGGCACAGTGGACAGCCAACCGTTCATTGTCGGCGACATCCTGGTCGCGGTGGTCAATACACCGTCCACCACAATTTTCGCCGGCAATTGGACCATCGTTCCTAACATCAGCGTGACCGATCACACGCTGCTGACCAACATCGGCGTGAACACGCACCCGCAGATCGACACGGCGCTGACGAATTCGGCCAACCACATCGCCGACGCCAGCATCCATTTCACGCAGGCCAGTATTGACCACACGGCCATCGCCAACATCGGCGTGAACAGCCACGCAGCCCTGGATGCCCACCTGGCCAGCATGGCAAACCCGCACGCGGTGAACGTGCAGCAGGCGTATGCCGCAACAGGCGGCGCCCTGCACATCACGCTGGCGCCTGCCGAACCGTTCACCATCCGCGACAACGCGGCGCCCATTGGCGCGATGGTGGTGCTGGAAGACGGTGCCGGCACGGCGTTCCTGAATGTCCAGCCGCTGCAAATCAACTATGGCCAGGCATTGGGCAACCGTTTGCTGGCGATCAACGAAGTGGTGGACGGCTACGGTAGCGTGGAATTTTACCCGGACGGACGAACGCGCACCCAGGTGGGCAATGCGTGTTTGTTGTGGGGCAGCACGATAAACAGCATCGTGCCAGGCGGCGGCGGAATCGGCAACGACACCGCGCCAAACTTTGTGGATTGGCGCGGCGAACTAATCCTGACCGAACAGGGCAACCTGTTCAACACGCAGTCGCTGTTCAATCAGGGCACCACCGTCACGTGCCAGGGCGCGAACACTGGCCCGATATACACCATGATCAACCAGCCGATATTGCGAACCGGCTCACTTGGCGGGTCCAGAACCGGCAGCCAGCAAAATGCCGTGCGATCGCAACTACGCGTAGGCCCGAACCTGGCTGGAAATTTCACGCTCGCATCGCACGAAACATTTTTCGCGTTTTGTTCCGTGGATGCCACGGTTGGCACGGCGTCGATCACAGCGGTCAATTATTTCGCGGCCAGATCGCCGGGCCTGATAGCAGGTGGTACGATCGGCACGCTTAACTGTTTGGACATTCCAAACATCCCCGCCGCTGGCATCACCACGCTGCGCGGCATCAATTCCGCGATGAATTCCGGCTTGTTTATCAATCATACGGGCACGGCGCAATCCGATTTCGGCGGCCACGTCCACCTGAACGACAACGTGTTCCTGAAATTGGGCGCCACCAGCGCAGCCGCCGACATCGCCATCGGTTGGGACACTGCGCAGTCCGCGTTTCTGTTTTCCACGCAGTTCGGCCTGGCGGCAAACCCGCTATATTTGCGACCGACCGCCGCCGACGAATGGACATTCGAACAGGATGACGGCGGCGCCCTGGACATCGGCCTGGGGTTCAATGTCAACGCGGTCGTGTTCGGCGGCACGGCGCCCACACCGAATTCCAACAATTGGTTCGTGCAGTTCGCGGGCGCGAATTTGCGCCAGGTGCAGATCGGCGGCGAATACTCGGATGTGCTGTGGACTGCCAGCGGCAGCATCGACGTCAATGGCCAAACGGTCAATGATTTGCAGGCGTTCAAAATCAACAGCCCGGCGGTGTTGCTGTCGGGCGGCACCATCGACGACCTGTCCAACCTATACGTGGCGCAAATGCCATCATTCGGCGCCACACGCGTGCAGGCATTGCGTGTCAATGGTCGCGCCCGCATCGACGGCCGCGTGAACCTGGGCAGCGAATCGCCGGCGCAAATCACGGCGAATCAGAACAATTATCAGTTGGCGGCCAACAACAACCAGCGCACGATTGTCCGGCTGGACACGGATGCCGACTACAACATCACCGGCATCGACGTCGCGTTCGGATTCGGCCAGGACGGCGACACCATCCGCCTGGTGAACATCGGCGCGTTCAACATCACCCTGACCGACCAGGACGCTGCCAGCCTGGCGGCCAACCGTTTCGCATCGTCCAACGGCCAGAACATCGTTTTGCAGCCTGGTGAAACGGTCGAAATTTGGTATGACGACGCCGGCACGGACAGGTGGCGCATCATCGAAAGGGTGACGAATGCCGGCCTGATTTCGGGCAACTGGAAATTCAGGACCGCCACCGGCGCAGCCGATCCAGGCGCCGGCGCCCTGCGATTCAACAACGCAACGCCGGCCAGCGTCACGGCCCTATATGTTGACCAGTTCACTGACGCCGGCGGCGATGCGCAAAACATCCTGGCGGCCCTGGCGTCCGGTGATCAAATTTACATCCAGGAAAGTGGCAGCAGTTCCGCGTTCCTGGTCATGTCCATCACCAGCACGGTGGACAACACCGGCTGGTTCACAATAAACGGCACGATTTCGGCCAGCGGCGCATTGCCGGCGGCGAATCGGGTGCTGTTGGTTTCCGTGAGGTTCGCATAATGACAATTCGTGACGCATACGAAGCCGGCGTGGACGCCGTGCTGTTGGACAACGCCCTGAACAAAGGCGATTTCGCTGATGCCATTCGCACGGTGCTGGTTTCGAATTTCACCAACGCCCAGGCAGTCGCCTGGATCGACTCGCTGGCCGTGGAATACAACCGCCTGGGCCAAACCAATGCCGACACATACGCGCAATGGCGAAACCAAATTGTGGCCCTGGGCAGTGCCGTGGCCCTGGAACTGTGGGACGCCTTGCAGGTGAACATCACCGGCCTGGCTGAATCCGTGCCGGCCATCGAATCCGCGGTGCTGATCGAACTGCGGGATGAACGCGACAACATTGACGCCGCCATCGACCGTTTCACCGTATTGATCGACGCCGAACCGTCCGGCACGGTCGGCCGCCTGGTCAAAGACGAAATGCTCGGATCGAAAGAACGTCTGCGCGAACGAAAACAGCGCATCAGATCGGCCATTCAGGCGATCACCGGCGACCCGGATGGTTTTTGAAAATGGGGATACACTTGCACGCATCGCGGCTGACGCCGCATAACTTTGGACTGTGAGGGTCAGAAAATGAACGCGAAAACAAAGCAAATCGACGCACACGCCGATCAACAGAAAGGTGCCATTGCCGCCGCTGCGGCTGCCGCACCTGTCACGCGTGCGCCACTGGACCCGAACCGACCGATGTGGCACCTGGTGCCGCCTTCGACCATGCAGGACGTGGTGGAAATCCTGAAATCATTGCCGTGGGAAAAAGTCAACCGCGTGATGCCTGCGCTGATGCAGGCGCCAATCCACCAGAATCCGCCGGACTAAATCATGGAAATTTCCGTCAATCTGCTGAAAACCAACGCGCCAGTGAACGCCCTGGCCACGGCGCCCACCATCACCATCCAGCGACTGGACACCGGCGCCGAAGTGATTGTGGATTCAGCGATGACGGACAGGACGACCCGCGGCCTGTACACGTTCACGTTCGCGGCAGTCAATGGCCTGCGGTACGCGTTCCTGATCGACGCGGACCCGATCGCAGCCAGCCAGGTCGATGTGCGCTACTGGCGCGGCCAGTTCGACCTGGACATCGAACAGTCCAGGGACATGCTGGAAGCGGACGAAGTGTTCGACAATGCCGGCAGCCTGTTGCACCGATACCGGCGCGGCACGACCACCGACCTGATCCCTGCCAAAAACGAAATCGGCAGCCTGGTCGGCGTCGATACGAGTTTGAAAGAATGATCACCCTGGGCGGATATTTGCTTTTCGCGCCGGCCACGGTGAACACTGGCACGCGCCTGGTCATCGACGACCTGGATGCGGAAGTGGAAGCCGACCTGGTGGGCGTTTTGGAAGCGGACCTGGTGGCGACAATCGAACCTGATGTGGAGTGCGGATAATGGCAGGCAAAGGCCCGGATATAACCTACACCCGCGGCGACACGGTGGCGAAACAGATGACGCTGACGAAAGCCGGCGCAGCGTTCGACTTGACTGGCCTGGTCAACATGGAAATCGTGGTCAACAGCGAAGACGAACCAGCCACCGCAGCCAACGAACAGTTCAGGATGCCGGTCACGATCGTGGCGCCGGCCACCAATGGCATCGTGGAATTTCAGCCGGCTGGCGTGAACGTCGCGGCCCGGAAAGTCATTTCGGACGCCTACGTGCCCGGCGATTATTTCTATGATTTCCAGGTGGACGATGCTGCTGGCGAGCGCATCACCCTGCTGCTGGCGGGCAAATTCACAGTCCAGCAGGACATCAACAAGGCATAGGCGAACGACATGGCGATCACACTGACGAAGGAAGACGGCACCGGGCTGGCGAACGCCAATTCATACGAAGACGACGCCGGCGCCAAAGCCTACATGGAACTGACCGGGCGGAAGGATGAATGGGCCGCATTCGGCACCCAGGACCGCCTGGCGGCGCTGATCGTGGCCACGCAGTTCATGGATCAAACCTATCGCTGCCGGTGGTTGGGCGAACTGGCGGAAGCCACGCAGGACACCCAGGCATTGGACTGGCCACGCGACGGCCTGAAATTGCCATCGGGAGCAGTGATCGCATCCACAGCTATACCGGCCGCCATCGCGCAGGCGTGCGCGGAATATGCCCTGATCGCTGCCGGCAACGGCATCAATCCGAACCCAACCTATGACGCCAGCGGCAAGTCCATCAGCAAATTGAAAGTCCGCGTGGAAGGCGCGGTGTCAAAGGAAACCGAATTCGCCAGCGCAAGCAGTGGGCCGGTGTTGTTCCGACGCTATCCGCGGGCCGAAGGCGTGCTGCGCGAATACATCACTGCGGCGTCCCGCACGCTGCTGCGGGCCTGACATGTCTGCTGCTGACGAACTGGAACTGCAAGGTGTCGCCCAGGAACTGGTCGCCGAATTCGGGCGCGATGTTTCCCTGGTCGGACCTGGCACCACGAACGTCAGCCCGACTGAACCGTGGAAAGGCAAAGCGGCGAAGGGCGCCAGCCAAACCGTCAAAGCGGTGTTCATCGACCTGAAAAAAGAATTGGTCCAGGGCACCGCGATCCAGTTGGGCGATTCGCTGGCGATCATCGCATCGACGTCACTGACGCCAGCCGGCCGCAAAGTCACGTCCGCGGACATCATCGTGGACGGCAGCAGCCAGTGGGCCATTGTCGTCGCGATCGAATCCAAACCAGGCAACAGTTCGTTCGTGTGGTTCGCGCAAGTGCGCCAGGCAGGTGCCTGATGGCCGTGAAAACATACAACACGCTGGAAATTATCGAACGCATCGACGAAGAAATCGGCGAAGACATCCAGCGCGTGGCGGTGGCGATCCTGTCGTCTGTTGTAGTCGCCACGCCAGTCGGCAATCCGACCCTGTGGCAAAACCCGACATCAGCGCCGGAAGGCTACGTGGGCGGCCACGCCAGGCGGAACTGGCAGGTGTCCCTGGGCGCAACCATCCAGGGCGTGCGCGGTGTCGAAGGCCGCGGACCTGGCAAAAATGCAGCCAGCCAGGAATCGCTGGCAGCAGGTCGTGCGCAAATCGAACGTGTCAAACCGTCCACGCGCCGCATCGTCATCCAGAACAACGTCCCATATATTGGCCTTTTGAACGATGGCCACAGCACCCAGGCGCCCACCAGTTTCATCGAAACGGCGGTCATGGTTGGGCGCAACATTGCGCGAAATGAACGCAAGGATTTGCCCTGATGGCTGGCGCAACTACCACCGCCGAAATTCAGATCGACGCAATGAATGCGGCGTTTCTGGCGCATTGGATCGCTGCCGGCGAACTGGCTGCGAACATCGCCTGGGATACGGAAGACTTTGACACCAGCGCCGTCACTGACTTCGTGCGGTTCGGTTACAACCACGAAACGGGAGAACATGCGGCCCTGGGCGCAGGCAATTCGCGGTTCATCCGCCGGTTCGCTATCATCACGGCCGTCATCTATGTGCGCAAAGGCGAACTGGCCAGCAGGCGTTTGGCGCTGGTCGAAGTCGTGATGGATTTTTTGGAAACGGTGGACGTGGCCGGCATTTCGGTCGAAAATCCAGGCGCACAGGACAACGGTGTCGTGAATGGCTGGAATCAGGTGAACTGCACAGCCGAAAGTCACTATGATCTAATCAGGACGGCGTGATGCTGACCATTCAAAGGGGAAAGTCTCATGTCTGACACTAATCGCGTAGGCGTCCGCATTGCCAGGTCACCGGCAAAATCGGCGCCAATCCTGAACCCACAATTGACGCTGACCGCGCTGCGTTATACCGGGGCGCCTGGGCTGGCATTCACACCGACCACAGTGGTGTCGGAAGAAATCCGCAGCGATCGACAAACCAGCGACCTGATCCTGGTGGGCGGCGAAGCCGGCGGCGACACGAATTTCGAAATGTCATTCGGTGCGTTCGACCTGCTGATCGAATCGGCAATGATGTCGCTGTATTCGCAAAACAAATTCAACCTGGGCGCCACGGACATCGTGTCGTTCGCAGCCGGGCAAATCCAACTGGCTGCCGGCGAAGGCGACGACTACGAAGTCGGGCACATCCTGCGACTGGATGACCTGGCAACAGGCGACCAGGGCGATGGCGTCTATGAACTGACGGTCATCACCGTCGATTTGCTGACGGTCGTGCCACATACCGCGGGCACCAATGCCGTGCTGGCTGCCTGGACGTCCGGCGCTGAAACCAAACTTTCAGTGTGCGGCCTGATTCCTGGTGCAGTCGGTGACATCACGATGGCAGCGCCGGCATCCGGTGAAATCGTGCTGACGGTCGCCAACAACAACACCATGTTCGACAATGCCCGCGGCGGCAACGTGGACACCCTGCTGACCATTGGCATGTGGGTGAAAATGGCACGCTGGCCAACAGCGGAAGCCGGCAACAACGTGTGGGCGCGCATCAAAGCCATCGACACCACGGCGCGCACCCTGACATTCGCCGCGCAAACCGGCATGGTTTTGGGCGCCGCAGCAGCCGAACGCGTGGAAATCTATTTCGGCGACCACGTGGAAAATGGTGCCCAGGCCGTGACAGCCCACCAGTTCGCACTGGAACGCCGATTCGAAGACCAGGTGGAAGTGTTGCGCGAACTGTTCCTGGGCATGGCCCTGAACAATTTTTCGATCGCCCTGGCACCGCAGTCGATTATGACCGGCGCGGTGACGTTTTTCGGGTTTTCCAGCGCCGTCCAGGTGGAAACGGGCAACGCGCACGTGGGCACCATTGCGCCGGCACTGTACGAAACGGCACCCATTGACGCCGCAGCAGCCACAAATCCCGTTTATAACACCAGCAGCAACGTGGGCCGCCTGGGCCGCGGTGTGGACCCGATTGACACCGCTGGCGTCAATTTCGTGCTGGAAGCCAGCATCGACCTGACCAACAACCTGCGCCGCCAGGAAGCGGTCGGCGTGTTCGGCGCTGCCGGCATCGGTGTCGGCGAAGTCGGTGTCACTGGCACGCTGCGAACGTACTTCGACAACAAAGCAATCCTGGACCAAATCCTGGCCAACACCGAAACGTCGCTGGACATCAGCGTCGTGGACAGCAACGGCCGGGCCATGTTGTTCGACATGCCACGCATCAAATTCGCCGGCGGTGCGCCTGACGTTCCTGGCAAAAATCAGGACGTAACGATCCCGGCAACATACCAGGCAATTTTGTCGCCTGATTTCGGCTACACCATCAGCGTGCAGCGTCTTAACTTCGTGAGGTAGAACCCCGCGAATCTGTGAGGGATTCCAAAAATGACAAGTGTTTATGAACTGTTCGAAACAAGCGAATCGGCCGTCACTGACGGAATTTGGTGCGCAATCGAACACCAGGGACAGGAAATTTGCAGGATACGGGTGCGCAGTGCAGACCGTGACCTGAATCCTGAAATTCGAAAGTTCATGGCGACCGAAGCGGCCAAATCTGTGAAAGAACGCGGCAGCCTGGAAAACGTCATGGACATGTTGGCCGACCCGCAAATGGAACACCGCCTGTTCGCGCACGCGATTGTTTCGGATTGGGAAGGCATCACAGACCAGGCAGGCAAGGCACTGAAATGCACGCCGAAGAACGTGGAAAAAGTCCTGAACGATTTGCCGCTATTGGCGCGGCAGATCAAAGCGAAGGCGTATTCCTGGACCAATTTTCGCAAAGTCTTCGAACAGGAAGCGGTGGGAAACTGACAGCGGTGCTGCGCCACGGCCTGCGCGGACACCAACCGAAAGACCAGGGCCACATCGCAGCAAGCTATGCCGAACGCGGCCTGGCCGTTCCCGAAGTCATCGAAAAACCGCCGACCGTGGACCCGCGTTTCAGCCTGTACTGGACCGCCTACATGGACCTGCAAACGGAACGGCCGCCGTCACTGTTCAAAGACAAAAAAGCCATCATCCAGCGCATTCCCTGGTCCGCCATCGCAAACTATTGCCGCCACCACGGCCTGAACGTGGACGAAATGAAACGCTACGTGTGGC